ATGTATTATGAGTTAAAGCTACAGGTTGCTCTGGATAAACTATTAGATATGGTTTCATCAAGGATACAGATATAAAAAGGGCCACCGAAGTAGCCCTGTATGGAGATTTTATAATAGCCTCCTTTCACATAGCAAGCATTTTTTTATAACTTGCTAATTCTTTATTATATACCTCAGCAAGTGCCTCTAGTTTCTTTTTTTGAATCATAATTTCTGCATATAAACCTTCGCACTTATGTTTTTGATCTAATACTGCTTCTACTTCTTTATCTACATTATCTAAAATATTTTTAATTTCATTACTCATTGCCATTCTCCTTTTTTAACCCAATGTTTTAAATCATAAAGAATTTCTTTTACAGTTGATCCATAAATTGTGCTAGTTCCTTCATTAGCCCATCCCTTCGCTAAATAAACACAATAAGAATCTCCATCTTTTTGCCAACCTAATTCACTGTCAATTCTTTCATCTTCTATGACTAATTTATCTAAAACTTTACTCATGATTATCTCCTTTGTAGAAAGACTGCCTTAGTTGGCAGCCTTCCATTGTTTAGCGTATTTTTTTTCAAGTTCTGGAACTTTTGTATTTACAAATTTATCAAGTTCTGATTCTGTATCAAAGTATTCAGAAGTAAATGAACCTCCATATGTTTTGTTATTTCTTGTTTGATGTAAATCTGCTCGATATTGTTTATATGTATAATCTGCTCCATTATCAAATTTTGCAACTGCAAGACCTAACTGTCTACCCTTGTCATCATATATATCGAACTGGATGTTTGTTTTAACTACTGTTGTCATTTTAAATCTCCTTTGTTAAAAATTGTTTCGACACAGAAAGTATCTCAAATTATTGTAATTGTGTCAACAATATTTACACTATTTATTTAAATTAATTAAAAAAAGTTAAAAATATACAATATATTGTGCTTCTGGGTGTTGGATAACGGACATTTATTTGGTATAATCGTGGGGTAGGGGGAGGTACGCCCAGAATCTCCATCTATCCTCCTTTGTGGCCCATTTCGGTGGGCCTTTTTTTTATCAGGATAATGTATGCCACTCAAAAAAGGTAAGTCTCAAAAGGTTATTTCTAGCAACATTAGAGCTGAGATTAAATCAGGTAGACCACAGAAGCAGGCTATAGCAATCGCACTATCCAAAGCTGGTAAATCTAAAAAGAAAAGGAAATAATATGTACGGCAAAAAACCAATGAAAAAAGCTACAAAGAAAAAACCAATGAAGAAGAAATACTAATGGCTAAAGGTGTCCCACATTACTTACCTAGCGGTAAACTCTACACAGGTAAGACTCATAAACACAATGGCAAATTAATGTCTGGTGCAACTCATACAGCTAATAGTAAATATTTAACACACAAAAAACCACAAGGTAAGTAATAATTATGAGAGGTAGACGACCAACAATAGCAGATCTCATTAAAATGATTGAGACGACACCACAAACTGGTGGTATGCCGTACGAAGATAAAAGACTTGCACCACCTATAAATCCTAATTTTAATGTAAATGATGCTATAGATTCAGAACCTTTTAGACCACCAACTAATTTTATAAATCCAGACGAATTAATACAGTTGATGAGATCTATGCCATCAATGCCAAATCAAACATCTTTTAATAATGGAAACAACACAATGCCTTCATTTGGATTGTTAGCAGATTTAAATCCTAAAATGATGGATGACAAAACTTTATTTAGCCAAAACTTTGATGAATTATCTGATGAAGATATTCGTGCAATAGAGCAAGAGCAACAAATGCGTAATGAAAGGTTAATTCAAGAAAAAATTCGTAAACAAAACGAAGAAATGGATCTTTATCGTTTAAAACAAGAACGAGAAAAGATGTTTTAATATGGCTAAACGAGGTCTCTATGAAAATATCAGAAGAAAGCGTGCAAGAATCGCAGCTGGAAGCGGAGAAACCATGCGTAAAGCAGGATCAAAAGGAGCACCTACAGCCAAACAATTCAAACAAGCAGCCAAAACGGCTAAGCGACCTACTAAAAAGCGTGGGTGATTGTGTATGACGAAGAAAGATTCAAGATTGCAGAGAGCTGGAGTAAGCGGTTACAACAAACCAAAAAGAACTCCAAGCCACCCAACAAAGTCTCATGTAGTAGTCGCTAAGTCTGGCGACCAAGTAAAAACGATTCGGTTTGGTCAGCAAGGTGTAAGTGGAGATAAGAAGAAGACAGCTAGATCAGATTCATTTAAAGCAAGACACGCTAAAAACATAGCAAAAGGAAAGATGTCAGCAGCCTACTGGGCTAACAAAGTAAAATGGTAGACGACTCACCCTGCAACGGTGTCTGTCGTATGAAGGACAATCATTGTATATCTTGCGGTAGAGACTACGAAGATTTAGCACAATGGTTATATATGTCTCGTGAAGCGAGGCTAGAACGAATGGAACAATTAAAACATGGCAAATGAATCTTATCGTGGTTATTTACCTCTTACAGAGGATGAGAGATTATTAGCTGAAGCTTATATTACGCCTGATGTAAATACAGTAGGTGGAAGCGTTACAGCAAAGCAACCAACAGATATTGGTCTATTATCTGCAACAGGCGGCCTTAACTATCAATACGACAATAAAGAATTTAATCCATACGCTATTGGAAATCTACAAGGTGATAACTATGGAGTGCAAGCGGCTATAGATAACTATGTAAAGCAAATCAGTGGCAATGTAGGAAATATTACTGGATCTATCACTAATGATCCATACGGAACAACAAAGTCGTTAGGATATGAGAATCCTAATTTTAGAGCAAATGTATCTAAAAACGATATGGGAACAAGAATGGATATAAATGCCTTATTTAATATATTAGGCGGAGAACTATCTGCTGGAGCTTACCAAGACCCATATGATAAAGGGTTGCAAATGCTATTTAGCAGAGGATTTTAATCGTAATGACCCTATTAGGAGTTACAAATGGCAGAAAGAACAGAAGCACAAAAGAAACAACTAGAAGAAGCTCGTAAAAAAGCGGCTGAAGTTAATAAAGATAATAATTATTCCAGTAAAAAAAATAGACTTTGGGGTGATATTATTCGTAAGTTAGCGGTACAAGAGGATTACAAAAGATTGCATGAAATTGCTTATGCTTTGTATGCAAAGGCATCTGAAGGCGATATGACAGCAATAAAAGAGTTGGGCGATAGGCTAGACGGAAAGGCTGTGCAAGAGCTTAAAGGTGATTCAGAAAGCCCTATAATTATTAAAGTAAATACAGGGATAGATGACTAAATGTTATTTTATACTTATGTTCACTATAATATGCAAAATAAGCCTATATATGTAGGCAAAGGTACTGGTGATAGGGCATATACTAAAAGAAATTATGGTGAAGATTATATTGTTAAAATAATAGATGATAACTTGTTTGAAGAAACTGCTTTAGAGTTAGAATCATTCTTAATACAACAAATTGGAATTAAAAATCTTTATAATAAAATTGATAACGGAAACAGAGGTAGACAATTTTTTAATATAGATTATAAAGACCCATATAAGTTTTTAAATACTGTTGATAAAACAGATGCAAGATTAACTCACAATGTTATTAAGCAATTTTATAGAGATGCTTATCGTGGCAATGTAGATGCTATATTGTTTATATTTAACAATTTACCATTACACGAACAACCTAAAATCAATAAGTTACTTCAGTCATACTCTGAAAAGTCATGGAAGAAGTAAACATTGATATTGGATATTATCCAAGAGATCCTCAAAAGCAAATACATAAGGCTGTAAAAAATAATAGATTTAATGTAGTCGTTGCTCATCGTAGGATGGGTAAAACGGTGAGTGCGATCAATCAATTAATACATAGTGCATTAAAGTGTGACAAACCTAAACCTAGATTTGCATACATTGCACCAACTTACAACCAAGCTAAACGAGTGGCTTGGGATTACTTATTAGAATATACGAGACCGTTAGATGCTAAAGCGAATATTGCAGAACTTAGAGTGGATTTTCTGGGTATGCGTATCAGTTTATACGGTGCTGACAATGTTGATTCTCTTAGGGGCATATACCTTGACGGTGTTGTCATAGATGAGATCGGTGATGTTAATCCTAATCTATTCACAGAGGTTATCCGACCAGCTCTAGCAGACCGAAAAGGTTGGGCAATGTTTATTGGTACGCCTAAGGGTGCTAACCACTTCAAGACATTAAGAGATAAAGCATTTAATAAAGACGATGGTTGGAACTTACTAGAGTTTAAATCCAGTGAGACAGGCATCTTAGATCAGGAAGAGTTAGATGCTGCTTACAAGGCAATGGGTGAGTCAAAATTCCTACAAGAGTTTGAGTGTTCATTTGCTGCACCAGTTGAAGGTGCTTATTACGGTACATTGATAAACGACTTATATCTCAAGGGTCAGGTCAGTAATGTTCAATACGATAACATTGCTAAGACATTTACTGGCTGGGACTTAGGTATGGGTGATTCAACAGCCATCTGGGTAGCTCAGGTTGTTGGTAAAGAGATTCATTTAGTTGACTTTGTAGAGAATCATGGTGTTGGTCTTGATTACTATGTGAACTGGATCAGAGATAACGGATATACGACTGCTGAACACTTATTACCACACGATGTTCAGGTCAGAGAACTTGGCACAGGTAAGTCTCGTAAAGAGATGTTAGAAGAGTCAGGATTGCAAATAACAGTAGTAGC